TTTCACGTCGTAATCCTGAAAATAAGTTTCCATGGATAATTTCCATTTATTTTCTTTGATTTCTGTGGCGAGTTCTGGAAATCTACTCTTATATATAATACCTGCAATCATAACATCTATATCCATCTTCTCTAGTTCGTCTTGTTTCATGTCTTGCAGAGTAGCAATACTAAGTTTATTTCCATGCCGGTCTATAAAAGCACTTGAATATATATGCCCAACAATCTGGGTTTCATCATGTTCAATATCCAATGCCTTGTTATTAATAGTAGTATGTGATTTGACAAGTTCGGAGGGTAGGAAAAACGCTTTATTCAAATTCTCTCCGGATGATACAAAAATGCCAGAAAAGAATAACATATCCGGGGTTTTATTTTCTGGAAACGGTACTACTGAGGCAACTTCCTGTTTGAGCTCCTCCGTGCCCTCAAAAAGTTCGATTTCCGCCTCTAGCGTAACCGAGTTATATTTATTTTTCACAACAAGTCCTCCCCTAGTAAAAAAATAGTCCTCTATAATATAATACGGTTAGTTAAATATGCGCCACTACTTGGAATTGGCATTCTTTGATTCTTCTAAAAATCCTTTCAAAAATGCTCTAAATTGTTCTTCATCCATAATCTCCGCAGCATTAGAAATTAAAGTTTTTATATTTATATCAGCAGCTTGCGGACTTCCACTCGGCTGATTGCTCGGAGACTGATTAGGTACTTTAGTTTTAGTAGTAGTATTTGTATTAGTTTTTTTCTTAGTTGTCACTTGCCCTGTTGGGCGTCCATTAGACGGTGTGCCTGTAGGCGCGTTCTGGGTGGGTTGGGTTTTTGACTGTTGGAACGGGCTTCCCAAAATACCCAAAACACCTTTCAAAACATCTGGCAGTTCTTTTGACATATTATTATGTTCATTACTGTAATCAAACCCAAGCTGCTCAAGAGCGGTTTCATATGAAAGCATACGCCTATCAACCAGTTGGGAAATAGTGCTCATATACAATATAATGTCACGTAGAACTGTATTATCCCATCTAACTTTAGGAAATCTATCAAAACCCATAGCCTCAGCTATCTGCCTGTATTCTTTATAAATCCAAGATTCCACCTGCCGTCTGGCATAATTCACTTCCTCAACAACGGTTTTAACAATTAATCCTGCTTCTGCTTGCTGAACATTTGTAGTGCCGTCAACTAGCGCCCTTGTAAAAGCAAGACCTCCACTAATGTCTTCATTTACCTGGGCATATTTATCTTGCCCTAAAACAGCTTCAATCTCGGGCGATACTATTTTCTCAACTTCTAAAGTATGATTCCAAACTACATCAAAAGATTTTGAAGTAGTATTAAATAGTTCAGCAACAGTTTCTAATTGTGTCTGATCAGTTACAGGGTATTCGTCATTTCCTACAGTTATTTTCAAAATGTAATTACTAATTCCATCAAGTGTACTTAAATCCGCCTCGCGTAATGAATTTTTATACTCTATAGCATCAAAAACCTTAACACCTCGGGGCTTAGGATAACGCTCATAAGGCTGTTTCCTATAATCTATAGCTCCCACAAATAGAGGGTCTAACACCACGCCGCCACCTTCTTCTACGGACTTCTTAAAATCTGAGGGCAGAAGTTTGAGAATCATCTTTTCATCATCTGTAAGTTCGTTTAAAGGCTTTTTTAATAATTTCTTAAGTTCATCTGAAGGCTTTAAGGTTACTTTACTTTTATCAAATAACAAACTGCCTTCTATTTCTATAAGCAATGGATTTAAAACAGTATAAGCTGTAGGCATAAATCCCTTAGACCATACCCGTTTTTTAGCTGCTAGTTCTTCTTTTATAACTTTCTCATCTTTCTTACGGCCATCAAGAGTTTTTAATTTCTCATTTAGTTTCTGCAATCTTCTTTGATGTATGCGAGCAGCTCTCTCGGTCATCTCTCTAAGATCACCCTTGGATGTCTTCATACCAGGAATTGGGGACATGTAACTTACCCCAGGCTCATATTTACCTATAATTTTATAAGTTCTAACCATACCAACACGAAAAAAATCAAAGAATATCCAATCAATAATCTGTTTGAAATTTACATCGAAATTCCAGGTATCGTAAAAAGATTTTATCTTATCATCATCTATATCATTCTCAAACCCTTTTGCTGCAAAATTAGTTAGAATATCTATATGAGAACCGTAATAATCAGCTTCATAGTAATATTTTATTGCCCTCTTAAATATTTCTTGAGGATCTTCCTCTGAAACTGACTTTTTAACTAAATCTAATATAGAGCGGTCAAGGACATTACGCCTCAAAGTAGAGGCAAATTCAGCAGCTCCATGTAAATTAACAGCTTTTTCCTGAGGCAATGTCGCCAAAACTTTTTGCGTAGGATGCATGAAAAAAGTAGACTTACCTGTCTTATCATCTACCTCAATTCTCTGTATGCCCACATCTGGATATTGTTCCTTCAGATCGGCTGTAACTTTTTGTAATTTTGTAGAATCCATACAAATACTCCTTATGTTTTGTCCATAGCATTGTAATTACCATTACCATTTTTTTTCCACACGGCAGCAACCTGAAACGATCCTTTAAGTGCCATAATTATGCCTAATATAGAAGCAAACTGTACGTTTGTTATCAGGGCAGTTGACAATAAAATAGTAATCAATGCCACTATCCATAATTTAACAGATATAAGTTGTGCAAATAATTTTTGAAACCATAAATCCCAATATCTATTTCTACATATAAAGTACCCTTCACCATTTTTCTTTGCTTTTAGCTGAGCTTCCATCTCCTTGATGAATTCCTCATCAATTTCTTCTGCAAACTCATCTATTTTCATATGTATACGCCCCACCATATCTTTTACAGTAGTAACGTTTGGATTAGGGTTAACTGATTCAGTAGGCACTATAGGCGGTGCTTCGGGTAATTGTGGCACCTCTGGAATTTCTTTTTGTTCGTCTGCTGGTAATCTGGGCGCTTTTGGCGGCAACTCATCTGGTCCCATAACAATCATAACAATCTCCTAGTATAATATAGAGGGCAAGCCTCTATTAAAACATGGTTAGATTATTTTCTTTTAGTCAAAACAGCACCTTTTAGATAATCCTTGCCAGAAGCTCCTGGTACAGTGCTGGCAAATCTTGATCCTTGCTCATGCGGCCTTACCATGCCTTGGGCGGCCAAAACCACCTCTTCTTCAACAGACTCTCTATACATTTCCCTAACACCCCAAGCGGCAAGTACTAGAGCTGAATATAAATCCTTGTTTTGACCCTTCTTTGGTGTATCAAAATGTCTTACACCACGAGCGGTTTGGGTAACTATTATGTTTAATAATTGTGATTTCAATACCCTAACTTCTTCATACAATTTTTCAGCTATAGGATCTGACGATAATGGCACCCTTGGAAATCTAAGGTCCCTATGCTCAAACATAGCTAGAGTATCAAAGTTAGCGTCATTTATCCAAGCTGTACCAGGATTAATTAACTGAAGAATGCGCTTGCCTGGTTTACCCAACGTAGTCTCATCATCCATATCTAAAATAGGTTCGTGGTTATTATAACCTTCTTGCAATAAGTCTCGGATAGGTTTACCACCGCCCTGTGAGTCCATAAATATACGAATTATTTTGAACACATCTGTAAGTCTCTGAAACTCCATAACCATTTCTTGGGTAGTCTTCTTTTTCAATTCCTGAACATAAACTATTTTATGAGGATCTCCTATTTCTATAATAATTACTCCGCAAGAAGCTTTACCACCCTGGTTGGGGTCTATGCCTAAAACATATTGTTTTCCTTTATCGCCCATAAGTTTTATACTAAAAGTACTATCCATAGTACAAGCTTCGAGCATTGATGCCTTAAAAAACCCATCACTATCAGAAACCATGACAGCTTCATATTCCATCATAAATTCAACACTTGACATAGTACGGCGAGCTTCCTTGATATTCTCAGAATCAAGAAACGCTTTAGGTAATAATTGGTAGGGTACTTGGTGTACGGCGTATTTAGTTTTCTCCCCCTCTTCCTTCATAGCTCTCCAATAAGATTTCATTCTATCCCACATATGGTTAAACTTAAAATAACCAGATGAAGTCATTATCATCTTATTAGCTGTTTCATCCATAAAATCGTCCTCAGTAGCTAACCCTTGCCTAATCATTTCTTCCTGGCGCTGACGTTCACGTACACGCTGCATAGGTTCAAGCGATACAGCTCCCATAGGACGTACTACCAAATCAATAATGTCCGGGGGCATCTGAGCTAACTCATCAATTTGGATCAAATAAAAACGGGACCCACGAATTTTGGCACCATCAACACCTACTGGCAGTGCCTCAATAAAGCTCCCGTTAGAATAATCTGTACCTTTAAATTTAAGAAAACACGTATCCGATCCTCGTGTAGGTTTCTTTGCTGTAGCTTCTCTCAATATAGGAGCTCTTTGATATATTTTTTCAACTTCCGAAAAAATCATCTTAGATTGACGAAAAGACGGTGCAATGAGACCTACCCTATACCCAGGGTATAAAAGTGCATGCAGCACCGCGTTAACCCCCAATAAGAACGTTTTACCACCACCTCTACCCATAACAGTGATATCAAAACTCTTAAACCACATATCACGTAAGATAACTCTCTGGATAGGAGCCAAGTCTACGTTCAATAGGTTATACGCCGCCATTACAGGATCACTCCTATAATACTTGATCATAGAAGCACCTTGCTCCATAATGAGCTCTATATTGTCATAAAGATCTATGCCAGCCAATTTACTCCTCTTCTATTATGTCAGCATCCTCATCGTTGCGATTACCTATAAGAAGGTCTGATTTTTTGACTTCGTCCTCGTTCACCAACTTATTGGATGCTCTCTCCATTATCTCCCTTTTCTTATCCATGTCGAAAGATACGGCCATATCGACTATGGAAAAACCACTATATTTCTTAGGATCTATGCGGTCTTTTCTTCTAGAGGCTAAATTCTCTTTCAACTTTTCTGTTTGCTTTCTCAGGCGTTCTATCGCAGTAGAAGCATCTATCTGCATAGTAGCATCACCCTTACTAGCTTTTAATAATCTTATCTCAAGTACCCTGTTCATAGCTATGGACATAATATCATCCATATCATTGGCAGTTAGTTGAGACTCATCAAAATCTTTTAGATATATACCTACCAACGCTTCATAAGTAAGCAACTCGTCCGGTTCAAATATATCGGCTGCTGGTATAGTCTTTCTCAACAAATCTTTAAATTTAGGTACTTTTTTTGGCCTTCCCCTTTTTGCTGCTACCATACTATCTCCTCTATATTAAAGAACATAATTCTTTAACCCTGTCTTTACCAAAAAGCTCTGTTATTTCCTCCTTTAACATTAATAAAAATTCCGGTGTAGCACTGTGTCCAAAAAGATGTTCTATATCATTACCTAAACATAATTCCAACTGTCTCAAATAGGAAAGTCTTTTTTCGGTTACTACATGCTCGGTTTCATCTATAACATCTCTATTATCATACACCCATCCAGCAGCTTCCTCGGACACATAACTATACTCATGTTCAATACTAGCTGCTAGAGAATCTCTTTTTTTAAAATATTTTATTAAAGATTTAGATATCTTATCCTTAGTTTCTTGGGAATGATGTGTACCTAATCTTCTATTCCTTATTTTTTCCTTAGTTTCTTCACTTAATCTATGCCCAAAAGGTCTCCCTCTTCTTTTACTAATACTAATCTCATCTCCCATTTATTTTACCCTTCCAAAGCAATGTCGTTAATTGAGCATTTTATAAGTCTATCCGATCCAAATAACTCCACAGCTACAACTAATTTATCTCCGTCAATATCTACCACAGTACAAGTCATATCTCTAAATGGAGTTCCTATTAACTTATAACTGTGTCCTTTCTGTACCTCACTAGTAGGAACCAAATCCTCATATTTCTTCTTAGATAATACTAAAACTTCTTCCATCTCTCTCTGAGAGCATTTACCTAAGCAATCTTTTATCCAAGGATTATCTTCTATTCTGGACTGTAATAAGTTACTATCCTCGTATTTAATAAATATATAATTACTAAATAGAGGAACGTCCTTAGTCTTTTTACCAGCTTTGGTTTTATACTCCTTAATCACTGTGGGATAAAAAAACTCTTCTACCTCTTTTAAATTTTCTAAAAACTCCTTAACCCTTCTGTACCTTTGTTGATTTATAGTCCAAACATGCCATGTACCCATAA